CCCGCCCATCTCCTTCGCCACCCGCAGGACGTAATCCTCCGTGCCTTCCTTCCACACGATCTGATCCACCTTGCGCGACCACGCCCATGAAACAAGGGCACTGCAGAGCTCCGAGGTGTAGACGTGTTCCACCTTCGGCGGGTTGGTGGCATTAATCAGATCGCTGTCTACCTCATCGCTAGCAACCGCCATCGCCATGTCGAAACGGGCAATGTCCTCCGGCGTCTTGATCATCTTCTGGATGCCCTCGATCGCCCCGTTCATGTGCCGAAGCGTGGTGCCGTCGACGGGGTTGCCGATCCAAATGAGACGCGTTCGTGCGCTGGTTTCCTGGCTGATGATCTTGGTGATCTGGGCACGACCGGAGGAGCGAACAGCCGACATCTGCTCCATGATGTTCTTGTCGGCGATACCGGAGAACTCGTCGAGGATCACCAGCCTGCGGTCGTTCAGCGGGATCGTCCCCCAGCGCACCATCCACGAGTTGCCCGCCTGCTCGGCACCGCCCACCAGCCCAGCGAATGTTGCCCCCTCGCATGACTTCAGAACGCCTGCGTTGTAGTGATCGCTGAGCCGCATCGCGGCCTCGCTCTTGCCGGTACGGGTATCCCCGAGCACCAGAAGCTCGAGCCATCCCTTGCCCAGGACAACGTCTTTGAACTTGAAGTCCATCGCGCTATGCCACACGACGTCGTATGCCACATGCAACGGAACCCGCCCGTAGATCTTGGTGACGTTGGCCTCCAGGTCCCGAGCGATCTCGCCCATCTTCTTGAGCACCGGCTGCTTCTTGGCGGGTTGGAAGACCTTGAGGGCCTTGTGCAAATCCGGCGTCAGGTTGAAGACATCGATGTTGGTTTTGGTCTGCTCGCATTCCCAGGACTGGAAGACGGCTCGATTGTTCTTTGGCTCGGTGGTATTGAACCCAACGAGACGACTGGTTGTGTTGACAGGAGTCGCGTACTCACCAACGTTGTAGACCTTGCGCGTGATCGGCGTCTGAGTCTGCTCATCGCGATTGTCGACACTGGGGAGGACAATGAGCTCTTCAACGTTCCACTCCGCTTGGCGATCGATTTCTACTACGGTGCAGGCCGTCGGGATATTGACCCGCTTCTTGAGGCTGTTGTCTACTTGGTCTTTGCTGCGGTCGATTAGTTCCAGAAGGAACTCATCTTCCTTGGGAATGCGTTCAAGCATGTCACCGCCGAGACTGCTCATCGGGCAGTTGCTGCACGCCGTCTGCCGGAAGCTCTGATCGCACATGTAATGCACCTTGCGAGGCAGCATGTACGGAGGCTGCACCTTACCTGCCACAGTGGCAACGATCTCGAGCGGATCCCGCCTGTGCTCGGCGGAGAGGCTCATCTCCAGGCTGACCCGCTTGGCTGGCTGTTCGGCACGATCCGAGGCCGAACGTTTGTTGCCATACGGAGACTTGCTGGCTTCCTCCATAAGCTCGAGGAAGTCCTTCTTCGTATAGCCCTGATCGACGAAGAAGTTGGTGAGGTCGGAACCCTTGACAGGCAACGGAAGCCGAATGATGTAGACGGCCTTCGCGTATCGACTGATGCCTGCGGCAACCTTCAGCGCACCGTTCACACCGGCATCATCCACGTCGTAGCAGATGTAGACGATCTTCTCCTGAAACAGCGGGTTCCACTGAGCTTTCCAGACCGACGCCCCGGCTGTGTGGCTCATGGTTGGGAGGTCGTGCTCCTGACCAACGATCGCGTCTAGCTCACCTTCTGTGATGATAACCGTTGGCTCGGCCAGCATCCACGGCAAGAACAGCCGCGCTTCGCCATGACCAGCGAGGTTGAGCATCTTGTCTTTCGCTTGCGTTGCGTTCCACTTGTACCGACGCACGTTCTGAAGGACGCCGTCCGCGTCACGCACCGGGATGGTGAAACGATCCTTATGCCAACCGATCTCGAACTTCTCGATAGTTGCCTCAGACAATCCCCGCTTGTCCTTCAAGACAGCCATCATCGTAGGCATTTTCTGGAGAGACGACACCCACGACCGGACCTCCTCGTCATCCGGCAATGGTTGCGCACCACCCCTTTTCGAAGGGGCATCGTCGATGGACCGCACCGTACTGCGGGAGGCGGGGTCAGGGGAGGTGGTCTTCTTGAAGTGCTCCGGCCACTCCTCTCGACAGACGTTCAGCAACCGGCTAAACGACATACCGCCGCAACCACCGAAGCAGTAGAACGTTCCCTTCTCGAAGTTGTATGACGCGCTCGGAGTCTTGCTCTGTTCCGGGTCTTCGTGGATGGGGCAGTAGCCCCGATGCTCCCCGTTATCATTCAGATCCCCAGTGAGGAACATGGCAAACTTCTCTTGCCATCCAGACGACTTCGGAACTGCATTCATTCGGTGCCCTCACCCTCGTTACCTTTGAGCCGCTGGTTCTCGCGGATCAAGTTTTCACACATCTGCTCTAGGGTCCCTGGCTCGTGCCTGTGAAGCGGATCTCCTGCGTACCCTTCTTCGTTGCCCTGAGCATGTAACTCATCATGCTGCGCTAGCCTATCGAAGTCACCTCCCTTCCCAATGATCTGTCCATGATGCCTCCACATGTGGCGATTGATGGCCTTTCGAAGTTCGCTGCCGTGCCTATTCGCGCCCGGCACGTTGCGCCGCCTTCCACTCCCGGAAGACCGCGTCGACGTTAACTCCCCGCGCTTCGATTGCCTCCAGCAACAGGATACGGACCATCGACTGCTTCGTGACCTTCGTCTCGGCCGCCAAGTCTTCGATTACGCCATGGAGATGCGGCTTGAGGTTGGTGCCAACGCGATTGGCTCGCTCCCGCTCCCGGCGCGCCTGCCGCATCTCGGCGCGTCGAGCCTCCTTTTCCGAAAGGGTAATAGTCATGCCAAAGCTCCTAACTAACCTACTAACTAACTCTCTCTATCTCTCTTTGAGAAGAAGTAGTAGTTCGTAGTACGGGACTGCGGTGTGTGCCCAGCTTACTACGCGACCCAGGGTTCCCGGGCGTTGAGTTTAAATGGGTGTTTGATCAAGTAGCCTCGAGCAACCACCTCGATCATTGCCACGGGCAAATGACCACTTGTCATCTTCTTCCTCCCAGGGGTACGGGGCTCCCGGCTGGCCAGGAAAAACGGCAGGGCCAACGCGCACGCGTATAAGGCCCCTGCCGTACCTGGCAAGGGGTAGGTCGGTTTCGCCGGAGAGGGAGAAGATAACCAGTGGTCAGAAAACCCTCGACACCCCGCCTCGCTTCTCGCCCTCCGCAGACACCGTTCGGCTGTGCGGCTTCGTAGATCGGTGGGTAAGCTCGGGGCCGAGGCACTAGGGGTTCCGCCTTTCTAAGGCCGATAGAACACGGATGCGGGGTGGTTGGTGGCAGGGGTTGCCCTGGCAGCAGAAGGGGCCGCCGACAATGGTTGCCGACGGCCCCTATCACGTTCTGATCAGAACGGGTTCTTCTTGTCCTTCTTCTTGCCGGTCTTCGCCTTGCTGCCGGACTTCGAGGGCTTCTCCTGACCGTCACGAGGAGGCAGGACCGTCTTGATCTTGGCCCGCTTCTCGTCTTCGTAGGTCTCGTTGATCAGCTTGCATCGAACGGGACCGCCCTTCGCCGCGATCTGCTCGTGGGTCATGTCGAGCTCGGTGTCGCCCTCTCCGAGAAGACCCAGGGCCTCGAGGATCTGCACCTCCTTCCACGCCGTCGAGTCGTCGTTGGTGTAGACCCAACCGGCCCAGCCCGCGTACGGTTCCTGGGTGCACTCGAACATCCAGACGAGCTTGTTGCCCTTGGCCTCGCCGCCCTCGTGGTCTTCCACCTTCTTGAGGTAGAAGTCGTAGATCCCCGGCTTCGGGGTGTCGCCGGAGTACTGCTGGTTCTCCTGCGAACGGTCGACGTTGCTGTAGTTCCGCTTGACCTTGCCCATTACGCGGCCACCTTCTCCTTCTTCTTCTTCGGTGCCTTGGAATCGTTCGTCTTGTTGCTGGCCTGCCGTGCGTTCACGGCCTCAGCCATTTCACCGATGTGCGGTCGATCGATGAAGTCGCCGAAGGTGTCGTGCCTGTCCTTCGCAACCCAACCGTCGCCACCGGCAACGACCAACCTACGGAACTTGCCCTCGTCTTTCTCCTCCGTCACGCCGAGGTATCCGACGAGGGTTACCTTCCCGCAAATCAGATTCGCGAGAGGCGCACCGCCTTTGGTACGGCCGATCTTGGGGAGGACCTTCTGGATCTCGTCACCGTCACCGTCCTCCGTGGTGAAGGCCATCTCCTGCGCCGTCCAGAGCACGTTGATCGGGAGCCGGTGGAACGAGTCGACCATCTTCTTGATCTTGCGGTCGACGATGCCGTAGTCCTGGATCCGGGCCTCGAACTCTTTGCCTACCGACTCCAATTGGTCGGCCCAACAAAGTTCCTCGAGCTCGGTGATGCTGTCGGGCATGACCCAGTCGTACTCCTTGTGGCCCTCCTTCTTGAGCCACGCGTACGCGCTAGCGAACTCCTCCCAGGAGTCGCAGATCCACTCGTCGGCATCCGACCCGAACGCCTTCGCCGACTCTGTACCGGCCGCCTCGACGGTGAGGAACAGCCCCTTCGGAGCCGTACCCGCGAGCACCGTTTTGCCGATGCCGCTACCGCAGTAGATGAGCCAGTTCTTCTTGCCTTCGTGCGGCGTCTCGCTGAGCTTGGTGATCGCCTTCGGCCTAGCCATTCAACTTCACCTCGTATCCGCCCTCCTTCATTGCCTCCCGGTGGTCCCGGTAGGGGTCCCGCTTCGTCATTGTTGCCGCTCGCAACTCCCAGGCTTCCTCGGGGCTCTGCTCGTGTAGCTGGCAGATATCGAAGATGGGGCAACGAACGCAGTCCTCAGCGGTGTGTTTGATGGGCTGGAGCTTGCCCTTCCGAATCTGCTCCATCCACAGGGCTTCTTCTTGTACGCGCCGAGCTTGAGTGACGCGCTCCGACGGAGAGCGGTACACCTCTTCCCTGTGAAAGAGCTCCGCCGGTTGCTTGGCGCTGACCTCACCGTACACCGTAACGTGCGGCAGGTGCTGGCTTACCAGAGCGTGCAGAACGGCTATGGTGTCCCTTGCCCCGTACGGGACTTTCGCAGCATCCAGGACCGTTTGGTAGTGCACCTTCTGGGGCTTGTTTCGAGCCAGTCCGTTCTCGTCGCGAGGACGGTTGTCCGGGAGATGCTTGCGAAGGGCATTGAACACGAGGCCCTCGATAGCTGCATCCTTCGGGAGCAATCCCTTCGCCACAAGGACTTCTGGAGCAACCCAGAGGTACGACCCAGCTTGGTCGTTGATCGTGTAGAACTCCCAGTTGGCGGGGAACGCCTTACGGGTCTTGTGGTCCACGACTTTGTAGACCCGTTCGACGATGTCCCATACGACGAGATCCCAAGTACCGCAGTAGACCACGATGGTCTTCCCCTTCTTCGTGGGGTGCGGTACGTCAATCTGGAACGTGCCCTCGGTGTCGATAACCTCCCATTGGCTGTCTTCGCCGAACTCCTGGACGTACCCGAGCAACATCGCACGGCCTAGTTCCTTGCCGTCGACAACTTCTTGCTCGTCGAGTTCGCCGCCTTCTGTGTAGACACGGCGTACCTCATTGTCCAGGCTCTCTTCGAAGGCCTCCAGCATGGCCTCGACAGTGCCCCGCTTCTTGCCTACGGGGTAACGGGCCTCGAGCCCCTTGTGGATTGCGGTGCCGAACCAAGCCCATGTCGGCTCGCGCTTCGACCGCCAGTATTGATTCCAGACTTGATCCCACAGCCACGGGCAGCGCTTGAAGTCGCCGCGCTCGCTGGTGCGAAGTAGCGGTGGCTGCTTCATGCGCGGCTCAGTAGTTGAACGACAGAGACGATTGCTGCCAGCAACAAGATGCCGATCGCAATCGCGATGATCTTACGTGCCATTAGGTGCCCTCCTGTTGGCTGCTCAGAGGGTGACACGGGAGGCGCACTCAAACACCGAACACACCGCAACGAATGAACG